AGTTCATTATGTTTTCTGAAGTAATGTTCAGTAATATGAGAAGATTGTACAATAGCTTGTTGATTATCACTTACATTTGTATTAGATGAAAACTGAGCTTCTCTTTGTGGAGATACTCCACAAGCTAAGCCAATTTGAGCATCTAACCACCCTAATAACTGTAAAAGATTATTTAAATCCTGACCAATAGACATATTTTGTACAGAACCTGGTTGAGGTCTTGAAATATTTGTTTGGGTAGGTTGTCCTCCAATATTGTTAATCATGGAGTTATAGATATTAATACCTTTTTGTCTATAGTAGAAAGTTTTAGATAATGCTTCAGTATATGGATCATCACTATCATTTCCTGCTAAATTAGGGTCAATCATTGATGTATCAAAATTTTGAATTGGACCAACTGCTTTAGGAATCATATCTTTAATTTGATGTAATACTACAAAAAATAAAAACTGAAAAGGTTTCATTCTTGACATTAAAGAAATTGGTTTAGCATTCATACTATTAAATACACAACCATAATAACCTAACTCAACATCAAAAGGATTATCAACACTATATGGTTGAAAAGGTTTTTCTCTAACATTTACATAAATATCACTATCAATTCTAATACCTTCCCATATACGAGGAATCCACATTTTTTCTAATGTTACAGGATTTCCTACTTCATCTACCCATTCATATTGCTCTGATTTTTCACCAAATCTATTAATGAATTTTACTAAAGTAGCATCTTTAGGAATATCATATGAACTGTCTAAAATGTCCATTACTTCTTGACCATAATCATCTATTTTAGTTATAAAAGAAACTTCTCTTAACCATTTCCATTCCATAGAAACTACAGTACAAAAAGTGTCATGTAAAAGTCTTTTATTAGCATTTACATCATCACTATAATTACCAATATTTCTTCCAATATATTGCATAGATGCAAGACTGTTCAAATATTGATTTGTAATAGTGCTTTCAGTGTTCATATTTAATTGACCAGTATATTGTTTACCAGTATAACCAGGAACACGTTTACGCAATTTTTCTAAATCTTTTTCATTTAAAACATGACCATATTGCTCAATTACTTTTTCTGCTGACATTACAAAAATCTCTCCTGCATAATCACCATCTTGAATATAACGTATATTTGGTGTTTTAGAATAAAAAGTATTTAATGTATTACATAATTTGATTTTAGGTTCTCCTTTATGTACTCCAACATATATAAATTCTTTATCTGAAAGTAATGCGTGTTTAAAACCATCATTTTTCAAACTTCGCACATCTTCTTTATACATACCATAATTAAGAACATGATTTCCTAATATTTCTAATTCAGATAAAAAAGATGTTTTTTCAATGTCTTCTGGTGTTTTAGACTGTGTTACTTCATCACGAATTTTTTGAATTTCACTATCAGGTAAACCTTGTTGTTGTGCTTCAATTATTCTTTCATTTTTTTCTATAACTTCTTGTATATAAGCAAGATAAAGATTTTTTAATTCTTCATCTTTTTCTTCTAATGCTTTAGCATTCATTAATGCTAAAATAAAGTTTGTGCCACGTTTATATTCTTCTCCTAAAAGAACATCTATTTTTGTATAAGTTTTATTATATGGTAATACTTCTTCATCGTATTGTCCTACATCTATTCCTAAAGGGTTACAGATTCTTTCAAAATCTTCTTGAGAAATATCATTGTTATAAAGTTTATAAGAAGATAAATCATTATTATATTCTTCTACCCAATCTTTACTTCTTGTAAATGTTGGAATGATTTCTGTCATAACTTTTTTAGCTAGTTCACAATCATTTTTATATTTTTCTTCTTCAGGACATCTATACCTGTAGTTTAATTTTTCTGTTTCTGGTATCATTATAATAACATTGATTTTGTAAAAGAACCTTCTAATAACGCTCTTCTTTTTTTAACTTTTTGATTTTGTCTATTGAATAATGAGTCATTGTTTGCTAACAATGAAAGCGGATTATTTCTGTTTATTACTTGTGCTTCATATTGATTTATTTTTTCTCTTAAACCAACAACACAACCTACTAATGCCATAACACGGTCAAAGTTACCTTTATCTAAGTCAAAGGCAATTAATTCTCTGACTAAGGCTATATCAGGAAGTCTTTCTAAATTTCTTTTTGTTACACCATTTACTAGTGTTTCTTCTTTTAACCATTCAGCTAACATATCTATTAACTGAACTTTTGATAAACGATTTCCTGTTATCCATCCATATTCAGCTACTGGTCTTTTTAATATTCTTACACCTTTTTCTATTTGTGGTCTTAAACATAATTGATGTAATTTATGTTTCTTTTCAAAATATCCTTTTACATAATCACCTCTATTTCCTTCAAACCATAAACCTTGTAATGGAGAACCATACATCATTAGTATTTTTTCTACATTTTCTAAAAATCTTGTTCTACCTAAAGAGTGTTTACCTGTATAACCACAAACTATTTCATTACCTCCATATCCTAAAGCAGAATATTTTGGATTTTTCATAACATATACTGAACCTAATGATTCACCATCTTCAAGATTTTCACTCACATAAGGGTCAAATCCTACAAGGTCATACATATCATTTGGTACTTCACCATTAATTTCTATTGGTGCTTCATACATCATTATACAACCTTCAACATTACTGTCTCTTTTTGCAGGGTATTCATAAATAGGTTCTACATTTTCTAATACTTTATAATCAACTCCTGTTTTTTTAGAAGAGTCAAAATAAATATCAATTGCAGTGCCTCTTTTTTTATAGTTATTATGAAGTAATAATGATTTTTCAACTTCTTTTAATTCTGTAACAGGTAGTATTTTTCCTTCTCTACCTAAAAACATTTCTGAAGGAACTAAAGGGAAATTCATTAATTCTGCATCATATGCTTGGGAAGAAACTTTTTTAGCATTAGCTCTTCGTTTTTCATAAAATGCTTTTGCTTTTTCTACATCTGTATTACCATTTTCATCTTTAAAGTCATTATTAATGTAATATGCAGGAAGAAAAAATCCTATTTCTCCTGTATGTTCCCATATGTCGTTATATGCTAATATGTTATACCCTCTTGGTTCTGTAAATAATATACGTGCTTCAACAATTTTATCAATATTACCTGCTGTTCCTAAGTAGTGAGTACTGCCAAATTTTGTACTATCCACTATTTGACAAGCATCATTACTACCATGTACTGTTAAAATATTAGGTACTAAACCTAATTCCTCAACTGTAATTCTTGCTGGTCTTGTACCAGCAGCAGCTTCAGGATTATCTGTTGTAAATGATACATGTAATATTTTAGAACCTGAACCAAAACCTCCAATCCATCTACCATTTACTTTTTTTTCATATTCATGTCTGTATGGATTTTTAGCATTATTTGGTTCAAGAGAACCTTTCATATCTTTATAAAAAGGTGATGGTTGATAATCATCATCTCCTGGTTTTCCCCAACAACCCAATTCAACATTGGTTGCAAGTTCTGTCATTGCAAATTTTATTTTATCACAAAACTCATTTGATTTAGATGTTAATGCAGCACCAATAAGAACTTCTGTTTTAGCAGGATTCTTTCTTGTTTCTTCGGTATATTCTTTAGCACCATCAAATACTATTTCGTGTAAATTTACACCCAATGCATACCAATATGATTTACCACCGCCCCTCGAATTATGTGTAACTAAATAATTTTCAAGTAAAAATAAATTATCTTTATCGATTTCAAAACCATAAAAGTCTTCTACTTTTCCACTAGTTAAATCTATTTCTATCTTGTTTCTAGTACTTCCTTGTTTGTTTGTATCTCTGGCTTTTTTTCTTTCTATTTTACATGGTATTTTAGAAATGTTTCCAGTTATTCTTAAATTATATTTTAAACTGTTTTTTAATCCTGTTATAGATGGTTTATGTATTTTTGCAGTAAATCCTAAAGATTGAGCTAATTCTCTTGTCTGTTTTAATAAATCTAAATCTATATTACAAATTGTATATCTTCCTCTTTCATAATGACCGTCACTGTCTATAAACCCAGCTAACAATTCCAGCCTTTGCTCTATTGAAGACAACATATATTTTTGTGGAATATGTTTGTTATTTAAAAAAGTTTTAGACCACCAATTATTTTGATACAACATTGAATTATCTATTAATCTAAATCTTGTTGTATAAGAATCTGTTAATCCTGATTTTGATTGTGTTTCTGTATAAGAAAATCTTTCTTCTGAATTAGCATAATTTACTAACCAATCTTTTATTTCTTTATCAGCTTGTTCATTAATACAAATTAGTTTTTCTCTTTTAAACCCATCACCTAACCACAATCCTATAAAGTATGGATGAAGTTTTAAATCTTTTTCTGGATATTGAATTGCTTCACTTTTTATAGCTTCAAAATGATAATTGTGTTTTGTTTTAGGTTTATCTAAATATTCATTTGTATCAAGGGTTAATATATTTCCATTGCTTATATCTCTTATTTGGTGTAAATGAGAATCAGTACATCTAAAGCTTCCATTATAATTTGTGTGAACATCATACATTAAGCCTTTACCTCTTACAAGATTTTGTACTGTTCTTGGAGTAGAATCTATCCCCATTAATTTATCTCCAACTTGAATATCTTTACTATATTTCAAAGAACCATCAAACATTCTTACTTTTACACTTTCATGTAAACACCCCATTTCAATAGTATTAGAAGCATTATTATGATATAACGGTTTACCTAAAGGTTGAGAATGTAGTCTTCTTAAATAATCACGAGGGTTTTCATATTGTTTTAATGTGCCATCACCTTTAAAACATTCTTTTGGTAAATCTTTTTTATCTTTTTCACTTAATGTTCCTATTACTTTTGGATGTAAAAAAGAGTTACAAGATACATATTCATCATCAGAAAATCCTGAAAAACCAAATGATTCTAAACAAGCATAAGCTCTTTCCCATTCCAAATCACGCAAGGAAGGTTTAATTCTATAACGAGCTTTTTTCTTTTTTTCAGCATGTAAAATTATACAGAAATTAATATAGAAAAATAGATTTCCTGGCATAAATCTATAACCATCAAAATCTTTTCCCCATAAACCTTCAATACATTTCTTTTTATAGTCTCGCCATAAAAGAGTATGTCTTGGGTCATCAGGATGAAAATTAGGTATTTCTTTAATTAACCATGAATCTCTATTTTCAATACGGATAAATTCCATTAAATTTCTCCTTTTTCTGATTTAGATTCTTGTCTATTTCCTTTTAATTGAGATTTAGATTTTTCTGCAAAAAATTCATTTTCAATTAGTTTAAAATTATCCATAATTGATTTGGTTGCTTTGTGCATTGTATCTAATTGTTTAGCTGTTCCAGGCAGAGTTACTCTCATAGCTCTTTGTCCTACAGTTACCAGTTCATATTTATCTAAAGTATATTCTTGTTCTTTAATAAAAGTTGCTCTTTTAATAAGCATTTCTTTTTCATCTTTTAATGCTCTTTGAACTGAAGTAAGACATTCCATAGGGTATGCTTCTAAACATTGTTTTGTTAATTCTTCTTCTTTATCAAATAAAGGATGAAAAGTTTCTTGTAACATTTCATATCTTTCTTTTTCAGGTATTCTAAAAAATTTATTTGTTTCTTCATCAGGGTCTGTCATAAATACAATACACCACATTGTTTTTGATGAATTTTCTTTATCTAATGAATCATCTTCCTTATATAAATTTGCAAATGGTTTATAAAATTTTAACTGAGGATTCAGTTTCCAAAAATTTGCATTTTCATAAAATATTGTTCCTTCTACTAATGCCATAATTATATATTTTCCCAAAGTCCACGAGGACATTGACATTCTTTACAAAGTGATTTTGCTGCAAGATTACACCCACATCCATTTACTACTTGACCTGTTATTCTATTTTCATTTAAATCTTTATAAAAGAAATTCTTTACAACAACACTTTGTTTTTTTCTTGAACAACTATTATCTTTTCTTAATGAACAAGTATGACAAAGTAATAACCTTTGTGTAGATATTTTTTTTTCTTCTTCTGTGAGAAGATTAAATTTATCTTTAATTACATTTCCCCACCCTTCAAAGATATTTGATATTGACATTGATATTTAATTAATTGTTCTACTAAATAATCTAATAAATAAGCTACTACTTCTTCTTCTTGTTTAGCACCTATATCTCGTAATAATTTTCTT